GAAGCGGAACGGATGGAATAGTCCCTACGATTCAGCCAACGCAACGCTGAAAATGGCGCAGAAGAGGGCATTGGTTCAGGCGGCTCTCTCCGTCAGCGGTCTGTCCTCTCTGTTCAGCCAGGACATCGAAAACGAGTCATTCATGGCGAAGTTTGACGAACTGAACAACGCCGTGAAGAGCGGAACGATCACGCAGAAGCAAGGCAAACTCATCTTCGCCACCGCTGCGAACATCGGGGTCTCGCCCACCAAACTGAAAGCCAAACTGAAAGAGTGGGGCTATGACGATGTGAAGAAGATCCCGCAGAGCGATATTGACGAAGTGTTGCAGAAAATCAATTCCTTGAAGGAGGAGTAATATGCCGACAGAAAACGGAAACGCAAGCGCGAGCGCAATCATCAAGGTCGGGGATGTGTTCGACATGAGAGGCGAGGGTGTCTATAAGGGACAGACCAAAAAGGAGTTCCCCTACATCTGTATCATCAAGAAAGCGGAGAGGGGTTATTCCTCCGTCAAGATGTTTGTACACAACGCAACAGAGTGCCTGAACGCACAGAGCATCAAGGTCACGAAAATCATAGATGCCACTTGTGCGCCGAAGAAGTCACAGAACGGGAGGTTCTATTCGGAGTTCAAGATCACCGCAGATTGCGAACCGAAGGATGTCTATGCGGACGAACGGCAGAAGACGGGCGAAGAGTTCGAGAACATTGTGAGGAGCCAGGGAGCAGAGCCGGAGGGCGGTCTGTTCGATATGTATAGCGATGGGAATGACCTTCCCTTCGTGTGAGGTAGAAGATGAGCCGAAAGCCTAAAGAGGGCTATGTTATGAGCAAGGAGGAGGGTATTGGAAAGCCCTCCTCCGAAAAGGTAATATTGAAAGGCACGGAAGTCACCGAGATCCACCGAAAGATAAACGCCCTTCAAGCCGTGCCGGACGAGGCGAGGAGAAAGACCTTTGAGCTTTACCGAGTGCCGAATGACTACTCGCCCGTTGGAGAGAATGACATAGCCGATGCCCTCGGACAGATAAGGACAGTATCAAGGGGAGGGGCGCACCCGTACTCGCTGCCGAAGTTCGCAAGCGGAGCGGAATTGCAAGGTGCGATAGATGCCTATTGGGACTTCATTTACAGAGTGAACACGGACGGCAGAAAGATATACCCCGATGTAGAGGGGCTTGCCTCGTTCCTCCGTGTTGCGAGAAGTACGCTGATGAACTGGAGAAGGGGAGAGACCAACCGGGACTTTGCTCCGATCATCGAATGTGCCTTGAATGACATCGCCTCGGTGAAGAAGCAACTGGCACTCGGTGGCAATCTTCCTCCGCTTGTGTACCTGAACGATATGCAGAATAACCACGGCTACTTGTCGAACACCTCACGGCAAGACATAGAGATTTCCGTGCGGAGAGAGCCGGACGATCCGCAGAAACTGATTGACGCTGCGAAGTTTTTGCCGTAATATATCATTGGGTGATTATACGCCAATAAATGCCCCTTAAACGGACTTTCGCCTTTGAGCGGTAAAATATACCACCAAAAGCAGAAAACGCCTTTAAGGGGCGTTTTCGTGCGTAATAGGGCACAATGCAGAAAGAGGAGAGCGGTTAGCCCTCCTCCTCTGTTTCTTCTCTCCGCTTCAGGATCTCGTCCACCCTGGCGTTCACATAGACCCGAATGTTCCGTCTGCTCAAAGCATCAAGCTCAAGGAACTTCAAGATGGTTTCCTTCTCCAAAGGTGTCAGCCGTTGCACGATCCGCTCGTCCTCGACCTCCCGAATGTCGGTGTCCACCGCCCACTTGTCACCCTGACCGCTATTCAGCCACCGAAAACTCACCCCGGTTTCCCTTGCGATGGTCTGCAAGACCGCCTCCATCGGTGTCCGTCTGTCATGCTCATAGAGCCACAGACCGCTCTCGCTCATAGCCAAAACCTTTGAAAACTGTCTTGCGGTGTACCCCTTGCCCTTCCGGGCTTCTACGATACGCTCACCCAATGTCATAGTCAGCCTCCTTCAAGTCCTCGTCACGCTTCGGCAGATAGCCCTCTCCGTACCACATCTCCCCGTAGGTCTTGTACTTGCCACTCCACTCGTCCTCATCGTGCAGAATCGGCTGATCCTTCCAGTTCTCATAAACCTCAAGGCTAATCATCTTCATTTCCTCCCATAAACCGCACCGAATAGGGTGCTTGCAATATTCTTCCGCATAAGTGCGTAGATAAATCTGTCGATCTCATCGTCTGCCACATAGGGGATGTCCACCAACTTGACCTCGCCGTCCAGGAGGAGATACCCCTTGCCGTACCGGGGCAGCTTCTCTGCTCCCGCCTGACCCAACACCATAAAACTTTCGATGCGGTTGGAGGTGTGGAGACAGAGCTTGCAAGTACAGTTGATCTGCACACTCGCCGGAACCGTCTGTCTGCTCGGACTCTGCGTTGCCAGTATCACAGTTATACCCGATGCACGGCACAAGTTCAAGAGCCTTGTCAGCATAGCCTGGAAGTCCTTTGCTTCTTCCTTGACAAGCAGAATGTCGGCGATCTCGTCTATCACGAAGTAGGCCTTGCTCCCTTGCCACTTCCTCCACCCGTACCGTTGCATCACCTCATACCGCCAGGACATCAGCCGAATGACACGATCCACAAGCCGCAGAATATCGGGATGCTTGAAGTCCTCATCGCTCTGTGCGTAGCCCTTGACCATCGGGAGATACCTCCATCTCGCAAGCTCGACCTTCTTCGGGTCTGCAAGGTACAAAATAGCCTCGTCCGGCTTGCCGATCTCCGTAGGCTCGCCGACCTTGTAGTTCGCCACCACCTCACGGAGAAGGGCAGAAATGACGGTTGACTTGCCCGATCCAGTTGCGCCGGAGATGAACACACCGCCGTCAGCCGAAAGAATGTCTGTGTAAATGCTCATGCTTCCACCTCCTATCATCTTGTTTTCAGCCACGCCTCAAGGCTTCCGTCCTTGAACTCTTCCGGGTAGTTCTCTGCGATAAAGTCAAGGTAGTCCGTCCCTTTTTGGAAAAGATCGCAGCGAACTTGTTCCTCAAATGTTTCCCAAAATGCTTCCCAATCGCAAGACCCCTCCGCATAACCAAGGTCGGAGAGTGCTTCCTCCTCAATCGTTTCGGCGCATTCGGAGAGCCAATCAACCGGGATGCCATCCGTGTACTTTCCGACATAGTCCTCAACCGCAACGAGAGCCCTTCTCGCAATCCTCGTCTTCATCTCACACCTCCTCATGCTCTTTCTGATACCATTCGATGTCGCTCTCAATGAGCTTCAGAATGCTTGCTTTGTAGTCTTCGTAGGTCTCCTGGACGGAGATGCCCATCTGATTGTACCCGCCGGAAAGTCCTTCCTTGATGCCGTAGTTGCGCTTATAGAGCCATGCGTTCCATTCCTCACCGAATTCTCCGTTGGGATCTCTTGTGAACTCAACGATGTAGTCACCGAATACCTCATAGGTTTCCGTCTCAAGGGTCTTAATGCGCTTCGCCTCAACCGGGCGAACCGCCCATCCTTCGGCTTCCCACTCAAGCTCTCCGTCCTTGTACACACCGAGCCACGCATCATCACCGAATCTCCGCTGACGGAACGCTCTCTGAACGAGCGTGATCCCTTCCCACAGAGCCTCCGCTTCGATGGTCTGCTCAAATCTCTTTCCGCTCACGCCTTCAATAACAACCTTGCAATTCATTTCTGCACCTCCTTCTCAAGAATCTCTCTTGCAGCATCTTCCCATGCCATCACCTCATAAGCCATCGCATCGAGGGAAAGATCAAAGGGAAAGTGTTCTGTGATAAAGTCCTGGAAATCAACGCCGTTGATCTCACAGTATTCGGAGAGTTTGAAAAACGCCTCCGTCAGATTGCTCATGAGCCGGAGATACTCCTTCGGATCAAACTCCTTGCTCACATCGTACTTGCTCATCATCTTGGTCATTTGCTTACCTCCTTAAAATTTCCATTCGACACCTTCGCCGAATGCCTCGCCGAATGCCTTGCTCACGATCCGCTCGACCTTGCCGTCATCGTAGGTCTCCGCTTGCTCATCGAATGCCCCTGAAATATCGACATAGAATGTGATCTCTTTCTCCGGGCAAAAGAATTCAAGCTCTTGCGTATAATCGTCACAGAATTCTAAACTGAAAACCATTTGCTCAACCTCCGAATGTTTTTCTACCCGTCTCCGGGCGAGTGATCCCGATGGAGTCGAACCACCGAATGCTCATCGCATCCCCGCCGGGGAGATCATCAAATGCTCACAGAATGCTCACGCTTCAGCAATGGTCTTCGTTGTTTCATCAATGGTCACCATCCCGAGCTCACAGTATCGGACGGCATCAGCCACTTTCCGCAATGCATCGAATTTCTCATTCTCCGGGATTTCCCGTTTTTCGATCTCTGACATTTTATAGTTGCCGTATCGGATAACAAATTGCTTCATTTTTTCACCTCCTCCGGGATCACGCCCCGGCTTCAATTTCATGGTAACGCTTCAAGGCACAGCCGTATACGATGCAATACTCGTCGTTTGTGAGATTGTCATCATATGCCGAATGCTCAACGGTTTCTTCCACTTGCCACAGATTCCGGGCTTCATCGATTCGCCGAATGTATGGATTTACATTCACGCCGAATGTTTCCGAATGTGCCATATTTCAACCTCCTGGATTTTGATATTTCCCGCCGAATAGCGGAAAGCCCCGCCGGGATTCGAACCAGCCCGCCCGCCGTGATCCGGGGCGGGGCTTGCCTTTACATTTGGGCTTGCGATTCGATCACATCCCGCAATTCCGGGAATGCCGGATCGTTTAAAGCCTTGTATTCGGTAGAATGCTCAATAAACAGAACATATTTATGTGTTGCACATCCTTTACAGTTAACGCAATGCTGGTTTTTATCGATTCCACAACGGCAGATGTAAACAGACTCTCCGGCGGATTTTAGCGTGTTGAACGTATCCATGATATAATCGCAACGCCCGAAGTTTAAACCGCATCCCGGGACGATGGACCGGACGATATTTCCGTTTTCCAGTCCGTCAAATGCGTTTTCCGCATCCCGGTTTTTCGTATAGGTCCAAAAGTTGCAATCGGGATTTTCCCGGACGATTTCCGCCCACATTTCCACGTATTCACTGGAGAAGAAGTCGCCGGATGCATGGATTCTACAGAGTTTTACATGATCGGCAATAAGTTGCGCCTGGATCGCCCGCCGGACAAAGTCCATATGATACCGGACCAAGATCGTCCGGATCGCAAGTGACGTGCGCACGCCTTTAAAATTGTAATTTCCTTTTGTGGCATAGCATCCAGCGCAATGACAAGGACAAGTCCCAAAAACAACATATTCGACTCCGCCGATATCAACGATAAATTTTCCATTTGTCGGCAATGTGGAGAAATGATAAACCCCTTTCCCGATTTTCTCATTTCCATCAATAAGAAGTTCCGGGATCGGTCCGAAAATCGGAGAGACGATCTTTCCGTTTTCATAGGTGATTCCATACGATGCATAGATTTCTTTCTTGCTTTTCCCGGCGATCTGTGATAACATTGTAAATGCCTCCTTTTCATGGTTTGGATTTGGGGCAAGAGGTTTGCTGCGAGTTGGGGAACCGGGGCAAGCCTCTTTCTTTATGCCTTAATTCTACTATATTATTCTTATTTTGTCAAGCACTTTTTGTAAGTTTTTTCAACTTTTTTGGGGGATTCCAGGAATCGGTTTATTGTGTTAAACCATAACACACGCCAAAAATCACACCTTTCAGAACCGTTCACAATTGTATTATACCATTAAACCACAATATATTGTGGTCTACTGGATTATACCAGGCTATATATTGCGGTATCTACAATCGATTTACGGCATTTTATGCATACAACCGCACGATCCCCGGCATGAAAAACGATTCGGGCGGTCTTTTTAGCACTAAAAGCGGAAGAGTGCTAAACCCTCCGGCTATAGGTATAAGGCTATAGGGCTATAGGTTTATACCTATAGGACGGCGCACGGGATCACAGACAGAGCGGCGGCGGATCTACCATAAACCTATTGACTTAATAGGTGAGTCTATTACTATAAACCCCGGCACGGGATCACCCGGGAATAACTTACGAAAACGAAAGTCATAACTTTCGCAAACGAAAGTAATGTATGTCAGTAACCATATATATAAATACATACGCAATGCGTAAACTAACCCCGCGGTTTATCCCTTTAAACCAAAAGCCTGGGATCGCGTCAATTGGTTTACAAGTAATAGACCAAACTATTCGCTAAACTATACTTTCGGGAATAGTTCCCGTCATAAAACTGTGACAACATAAAGAAAACCAACCCCGCCCGCCGTCCGGCTGCGTGATCCAGGGCGGTAGACCGTAAAGGGGTATCGGGGGATATGGTAAGCGGAGGCTAACCCGGATAACCCCCTCATATATTTTCTAAAACCAAAAAGAACTCCCTTAAATATTCGCTAATTTTAAAAGGGCTAAATAGTATTACTGACCCATCAGGTTGGGGAGGGTGGCTTGTTTGTTTACCCATATACTTTATTACTGACCGCCTATCGGTAGTGTAGTGTAGTGAAATTATAGTGAAGTGGAGTGTAGTTACCCATATAGGGGGTGACTGTTGGAGGGTGACTAGTAACCTACATACTATCTTACTGACTCAATTTGTTGGTTGGGGTAGTTATGACCATATTGGACAAAGAAATGACCATATTAGGCGATTTGAAACCCCCATAGTGTATTTGGTATAGTGTTGGGAGAGAATCGGTTTTAAGGGCATTTATGAGCATTAGGAGAGTATATGAAGGACACCGAGTTTAAGGAGATCGAGCAGAGCCAGGGTTCGTTGGAGGCTGCTTGTGTGAAGTTCATGAAGGCGGGTCGGTATGACGAGGCATTGGATTGCCTTGAGAACATCGGTCGGTTGGTGAGCGGGCATAAGTGTTTGGAGACGGATGTGCTTCGGTATCGGAAGGTGATGAAGGGGTACAGAGAGACCATCAAAGCCTTACTGGAGAAGGGGGACGATCCGAAGACGAACTATGAGCGTTTGCATCGGTCATACCTGATCGGGGGTAAGGACTCGTTTGACGATTTCATGGTAGCGGTGGAGTGGTACAGAGAGCCGGGTGACAAATACTGGTTGCCCCGTAGGGCGCAGCTTATGACCATTCTCTCGTCTATGGAGATGTTGGAGTATGACTACCTGGACGAACTGTATATCTCCCAACCTCCAAGAACGGGCAAAACCGCCCTATGTACTTTCTTCCTGATATGGGTTATGGGACGGAATAGCGAGCGGAGCAACCTCTACTGTTCCTATGCGGACTCCGTGGCAAATGCGTTCTATGACGGTGTGTTAGAGGTCTTGGCAGATCCCGTCACCTATGATGTGCGGGGTGTGTTCCCGAAGTTCAAGGTGGCTTCGACAGATGCGAAGGAGCATATCCTGAACATAGGGAGGAAGAAGAAGTATGCTTCTCTGTCTTGCCGTTCGTTGTATGGCGCATTGAACGGTATGCTTGATTGTGACGGGTATGTTGTGGGCGATGACTTGCACTCCGGCATCGAGGAGGCACGGAACAAGCTCTTACTGGACAAGGCGTGGTCGGTTGTGGCGAACAACCTTGTGTCCCGGTGCAAGGATCAGGCGAAGATGTTGTGGGTAGGTACAAGGTGGTCTATCTACGATTGCTTCTCACGGCGCATAGAACTACTGGAAACCTCTCCGAAGTTCGCCAATCGGCGGTACAAGGTGGTGAATGTTCCGGCTCTCAACGGACGGGACGAGAGCAACTTCGACTATCAGTTTGGTGTCGGATTCTCGACCGACACCTACCACCGCCTACGGGACACCTTTGAGCGGAACGATGACATCGCTTCGTGGCTTGCACAGTATATGGGCGCACCGATAGAGCGTGACGGTGCGGTGTTTAGTCCCGATGACCTACGCACCTACAACGGGGAACTTCCGCAAGATGTGGAGGCAGACCGTGTGTTTATGGTGGTTGACCCCGCCTGGGGCGGTGGTGACTATGTGGCTGCCCCCGTTGTCCACCAGTACGGCGAGGAACTGTATATTTCGTCCGTTGTGTATTCAAATGCCGACAAAAGCGTGACAGAACCGCTGATCGTGGCGAAAGCGAAGGAAGAAGGGGTGTCTGCGATCTATTTTGAAGCCACAAGGACTACTGGATCGTATGCTGACGAGGTTGACAAGCGGTTAAAGGACGATGGACTACGCCTGAACATCATAAAATCGGTGAAAAACTGGACGGGAGTGGGCAAACAACAGAGGATTTTTGATAAATCGCCCGATATTAAGGCAAGAATGGTGTTCCTCGACCCCGGATTAAGGGACAGAGAGTATGTCCGCTTCATGCAGAATGTCTATTCCTTTACTATTGAAGGGAAAAACAAGCACGATGATGCTCCCGACTCGCTTGCTATGGTGATGTCGGTGGTGACGAGCGCACCGAGGACACTCAAGGTCTACTCACGGAGCGGAATGTTCTGACTTTTCCACATTTTCCACATTGAGGACGGTCTAATCCGTCCTCTTTTTGTGTGGAATTGTTGCGTTTACGCAATATATGGTGTCTGTGGAA